ATGCAATAGCAAAAGAAACATTTGAAAATGTTAAAGAACAATTAAAAGAAGACGAGTTAATGGAATTTGATACTCCTCATGCTAAACTTGGACATCAAGTTAGTAAATTAGGATATAGTGCAAAGGACGAAAAACTTGGAAACTATTTACATAGCATTAGTAGTAAACTTAATGCTGGTGGACAACTTAATCAATTCGAGTATGGTGCAATTAAAAGTAGTCTACTAAGTGCTGGTCAGCACAATGTTCAATCACAAAATACTCCAATGACTGCAACAGAGTCATATGAAGCATTTTTAGACCAGTTTATCATATTATAATACGTTATAAAGATAAATAAATACGTTGGAAGAATAAAGTAATTTAATTTTCCAATAGTTGTAAAAAAGTACTTGACTTTTTTGCATCAAGGCATTATAATAATAAAACAGTTGTATCCTAAATACAGAAGATACAGCGAAACATGGCATAACAGGAGAAAAACATGGCATCTTTACAAGAAATCAGAGCTAAACTACAAGCAATGGAATCAAAACCAGGTAGTAATCAAAAGGCTCAAGGCGATAACGCAATATACCCATTTTGGAACATAGACGAAGGCACATCAGCAGTGATGAGGTTTTTGCCTGACAGTGATCCAAACAACACGTTCTTTTGGGTAGAACGACAAATGATCAGACTAACATTTCCAGGAGTGGTTGGCGGAGACGCAAGACCAGTTACTGTACAAGTTCCTTGTATGGAAATGTGGAACGATACATGTCCAGTCTTAACTGAGGTACGTCCTTGGTTTAAAGATCCTTCATTAGAAGATATGGGCAGAAAATACTGGAAAAAAAGAAGTTACATTTTCCAAGGGTTTGTAAATGAAAATCCTTTGAATGAGACTGCTCCAGAAAATCCAATTAGACGTTTTGTAATTGGCCCACAAATTTTTAACATTATCAAAGGTGCTTTAATGGACCCTGATATGGAAAACTTACCAACAGATTATGTTAATGGTACAGACTTCCGTTTGTTTAAAACATCAAAAGGACAATATGCAGATTACTCTACAAGTAAATGGGTAAGAAAAGAAAGTGCATTAACTGAAGAACAATTATCAGCAGTTGATACACATGGCTTATATAATTTAAACGATTTCCTTCCAGCAAAACCAAGTGCTGAAGGCGTACAAGCAATAGCAGAAATGTTTGCGGCTAGTGTTGATGGTGAATTATATGACCCTGCAAAATGGGGACAATTTTATAAACCCTATGGACTTGATGTTGGAACAAGCACACAATCAACTGTGGCACCAGCTCAAACGGTACAAGCAACTCCAACAGAGAGTGTGGCACCTGTAACAGCACCAGCACCAGCAGTAGCAGAAACAACTGCTCCAGCGGTAGAAACTGCACCAGCACCAGCGGCTGAACCAGTAGCAAGTGCTCCAGCAGAAGGTGATGTGGGTAAGAAGTCAGCAGATGACATTCTTAGCATGATTAGAAACAGACAATCTAGTTAAGGAGATATCATGCAAAAACCATTTGACTTAACAAAGTTCAGAACAGGTTTAACCAAAAGCATATCAGGTATTAGTGCCGGCTTCCATGATCCTAGAGATTGGGTCAGCACTGGTAACAAAACACTAGACTACCTAATAAGTGGGGACTTCAATGGAGGTATCCCACTAGGTAAAGTTAGTGTGTTTGCAGGTGAATCAGGTTCTGGTAAATCATTTATATGTTCTGGTAACATTGTAAAAAATGCACAAGATAAAGGATGTCAAGTAGTATTATTTGACTCTGAGAACGCATTAGACGAACAATGGCTACAAGCATTAGATGTTGATACAACACCAGAAAAGTTATTAAAAGTTAGTGTTAGTATGATTGATGATGTTGCAAAAGCAATATCTGAATTTATGAAAGACTATAAATCAAACTATGGCGATATGGAGTATGACGACATGCCCAAGTTGTTGTTTGTTATAGATAGTTTAGGAATGTTATTAACACCAACAGACGTAGCACAATTTGAAAAAGGTGATATGAAAGGTGATATGGGTAGAAAACCTAAGGCGTTGGCGTCTTTAGTTAGAAACACCGTTAACCAGATTGCACCATATCCAATTGGAATAGTAGCAACAAACCACACATACGCATCGCAAGACATGTTTGACCCTGATGATAAAATCAGTGGAGGACAAGGTTTTATATATGCGTCAAGTATTGTAGTAGCAATTAAAAAACTTAAACTCAAAGAAGATGAGGATGGTAATAAAGTTTCTACAGTACAAGGTATAAGAGCCGCTTGTAAAGTAGTGAAATCAAGATACAGTAAACCTTTTGAAGGTGTACAGATTAAGATTCCATACGAAACAGGAATGGACCCTTATAGTGGCATGGTAGAAATGTTAGAAGCAAAAGAGATACTTACTAAAGTAGGTAACAAACTTTCTTACGTTTCTCCAGTAACTGGTGAGGAGATCAAAGAGTTCAGAAAAGGCTGGTCTCCAGACAAACTTCAAACAATTATAGACGAGTGGGATATGAATCCTGTTGCACAGAAAGAAGCAATAGAAGATATTAATCCTGATGATCTTGAACCAACTGAAGAGGAATATAACGATGAGTCCTGAAGTAGCATTACTGCATGAAGTATGGGATTCTGTAAGAACTCATATTGCAGTTAAAGAACGTTTACCTGAAGCAGAAAGATTACTAAGAATGTTCGAAGAGCATCTAGACATGTCAGACATTGAGGAAAATGCTCATGAATTTGACAAGGTTATGAAAGCCGCAATAGTTAGTCATTATGACGAAGGCTTTGATGAAGATGACGAAGACGACGACTATTCGGAGTATTAAAGATGAGCACCTGGTATAATAAAGTCGTTGGAGATTTAGGTACTATTGTAGATAGTATTACTTACTTTGAAAATGAACTACAAGAAGCCAGGTTCGAGTGCAGGATAAAAGGGAGTCTGGAAAAAGCCAGTTCCTCCCTTCCTGGTTTAACAGAGTATCGTTTTAATCAACTACAAGAGATTGAAGCGATACTCGAACACTTGAATATCGAACTTCGCAAAGTGCGTTCAATCACATTTCGCAAGTACTTAGAAAGTTACAATAGAACACTAAGCAGTAGAGATGCTGAAAAGTTTGTAGATAGTGAGCAAGATGTAATTGACCTTACACACCTTACTAACCAATTCAGCCTTTTGCGTAATCAATACTTAGGCATTATGAAAGGCCTTGATACTAAGCAGTGGCAAATAGGCCACATCACAAGACTGCGAACAGCAGGAATGGAAGACATAGTAATCGAGTAATTTATGATATATGGTGTTGGTACTGATATTTTAGATAATAATAGACTTAGTGATTACGAAAAAAGCACTAAGTTAGCATTCAAGATACTCAGTATTACAGAACTTAACATTTACCAAGAATTAACAAAATCCCAAGCAGTCAAGTACTTAGCCAAGCAATTTACCTGCAAAGAAGCAGTTTCTAAGGCATTTGGCACAGGTATTAGGGGCGATGTAGTAATGTCAAATATGGAAATATTGAGGGATAATCAAGGAAAACCATACCTAAATCCTCTTGGAGAACTCCATGATTACATGGATTCTATGGGTATAACTGCCGCACATTGTTCCATATCTGACACAAATTTGCATACTATTGCTATCTGTGTACTAGAAAACGGTTGACAAATATCAAATACTTGCTATAATAGTGGCATAGTTAGGAAGTTAACAAAGACTTTTAACTAGTTCAACTAAACGGTTGACAAGTTAGTAATTGATGTTATACTATACTAGTAAGTTAAATTATTGCTGTGGGAGGCAAATATGACAAATACAAACCAAGTAAAAATATTCCAAGGTACATACAGAAATGCTCCAATTACGGATACTGTATTTCCTTTGGTGAAGCCAATACAATATGGCAAAAAAGGCATGTTCGTTACTGTAGATGCTAGTAAGGTATTAGATCCATCTAAAAAAGCAATTCGAGTATTAATCGAGTCTGAAAAAGATGTTTCATATGTACCTGCAGAAGATCAAGTTGTCGAAGAAGTTGTTGTTACTGAAGCAACTGAAACAGACGAAGAAGCACTTGATCGAATTGCAAAAAGATTTGAAATTTTAGACCAAATGACTGACGCTGTAGCAAACGGTGTTGTTAGAGGACTTATTGTAAGTGGTCCTCCAGGAGTTGGTAAAAGTTTTGGTGTTGAAAAAGTGTTAGAAGAATATGACATGATGACAAAGTTGTCTAACCAAGCACCAAGGACAGAAATTGTTAAAGGTTCAATGACACCAATTGGTTTATTTCAGACATTATATAACAACTCGGCGGCAGGCAACATCTTAGTATTTGATGACTGTGACTCTGTGTTGTTTGATGAAGTATGTTTGAATATGCTTAAGGCTGTTTTGGACTCAGGCAAGAAAAGAACTATTAGTTGGAAATCAGAATCTGTCGCTTTGCGTAGAGAAGGAATTCCAGATAGATTTGAGTTTAAAGGTGGTTGTATCTTTATTACTAACGTTGACTTTGAAAACGTTCGTAGCAAAAAGATTAAAGATCACTTAGCGGCTCTTATGTCCAGATGTCATTACATCGACCTAGAGATGGGTAGTGTTAGTGATAGATTTTTGAGAATTAACCAGATCGTTAGGGATGGTATGCTAGAAGAATACAACTTTGGAGAAGACGGAAACAAAGAAGTTGTAGAATTTATGGTAGACAAAGCGAACAGGTTAAGAGAAATTTCGTTAAGGATGGTCCTTAAAGTTGCAGACTTAAAGCAAATGTCTCCGGACACTTGGAAGGATCTTGCAGAGACCACCTGTATGAAAAGACTAACAGATTTTTAGTTCTCCCACACTAAAACTTTTAGTCGACTGGAGCACTAGCAATTTCGCTAGTGTTCCTTTTATTATATTAACTTTAACTGAAGAGGTAAAATGAAAGTAAATAAAAAGTTGGTAGCACTAGGTCTTCTGAGTGTGCTGTTAGTTCCAACAAGTGTAATGGCAGAAGAAATTGAAGAAGTTATTGTTGTTGGTGCAACTGTTCAAGAAATTGACACAGATGCAACTCAAGAAGTATCGCTAATAGAAGTACTAATGCCGGCAATGCCTGATGTCCCTGGTGGATATGGTGGGTTTGCAGGATATAATGAAAGAGGTGCCCAAACAGTACACTCTACAATTTATGTAAATGGTATTCCTTCAAACGATTCTGGATCTGGCTGGTATGACTTTGCTCATGACTTAGCAACAGGTTCCGAAAGAGTAAAAGTAGTAACTGCACCAAACGGTGTTGCTTACGGCTCTGGATCACTAGGCGGTGCTGTTTTTATAACAGACTCATTTGAGACTGGTGCTACTGTAAGGTACGGTGACGAACACGAGTTTGTTAACTTACAATATGGCGAGGAAGACCTTGGCTTTAGTTTAACATCGTTTGATGTTAATAATGGTAGTGTTAGAACAGATAACGAAGAGGACGACTACTACAATAATGTTTCCGCAAAAGCAATGTTTGATGCAGGGTTATTAGACGTTGTAGTTTCTTATTCGGACTATGAATATGATTATGATAATTGTTATACTGCTGGATGGAGCCAATCGAATGATTGTTTACAAGCAGGTTCAAGAGGTACAATAAGTGCTAGAAACGACAACGTAACAATTGGATATACATTCAATGATTCCGAGTACTTTACTGAGGGTGTTGCAGGCACACTAAACGAATCAAGTAGACTGTATATTGATACAAGAAACTCTAAGAAATTTGGTAAAGCAACTATAACATATGGTTCAACATTAGACCAAGAAGAATATAATGAGTATGAGCAAAATAATTCAAGTGCATACTTGTTATCAAACTTTGGTGCATTTGACATCGGTATTAGAGCATCAAGTGATGCAACTGTAGTTAGAGCAGGCTTTGAAAAGAATGGCTGGAAAGGCGGCATTGGTACTAGTTTTAGAAATCCAGGTTTATATCAATTGTACGGCGACTCATGGGTCCAAGCAAACTCTACACTACTTCCTGAAGAAGCAGTAGGCGGAGAGATTGGATACGGTGGTGTTACTGTATTTAGATATAACTTTAGTGAAGGTATTGATTATGATTCAGAAGGCTCTATGTACATGAACACAGGTAGTTATGCTACTGAAGGTGTAAGATTTGCTAAAATGTTTGCTATTCCATATGGCGGATTAGATGTAATGATTGGCTATACAAATAGTGATCAGCCTAGAATACCTGAATGGAAAAGTGCCATTAATGCATTTTTTACTGTAGGAAACTGGCGTTACACATTAACTCATTCTACTATGCTAGACAGAGAACCAAGTCTATACGATACAGCACTTGACAATGTTCAGTCACTTGACTTTAATGTTGCAAGAACACTAGGTCGCTTTAAATTAGCAATGCATGTACAAGATGTATTTGACGATGAGTATGAAGTGTTACCAGGCTATGGTGCCGGTGGCAGAAGTTTTGTGTTGACAGTAATCTACAAGTAGTGTATAATTAACTTATGGCAAATGTAACTCTAGAAATAAAAGACGAAGTAAACGTTAGGTTCGTAGGACTTGACGTTAAGACTAGACGTAAAATTTCTGAAGAAACAAAATACTTTTTACCTTACGCATATCATATGCCGGCTTACAAGTTAGGTCGTTGGGATGGTTGTGTAAGGTTCTGTGACATTGGTGGTAGGACCTACATGAATTTGTTAGATCGCCTATTACCAATAGTTACTAAAGAGGGCTATAATGTTGATGTAGTAGACCACAGACAGAGTTGGACTTTTGATTTCCAACCTGTTGAAGCAACCAGTTATGATAGTGTAAGTTGGCCGCCCAAACATCCGGCCGCCGGCTTACCTATTATACTTCGAGATTATCAAGTAGAAGTTATTAATCGCTTTCTTGATAATCCTCAATGCTTACAGCAAGTAGCCACAGGCGCAGGCAAAACACTTATTACAGCAGTATTAAGTCACAAGTGCCAGGACTTTGGTAGAACTATTGTTATTGTACCCAATAAAGATCTAGTGGTACAAACAGAAAAAGATTATAAGAATTTAGGTTTAGATGTCGGTGTATTATTTGGCGACAGAAAACAATACGATAAGACACACACAATTTGCACATGGCAAAGTTTAGCAGTACTGGAGAAGAAAACAAAGGCAGGAGAAGCCGAAGTAGACTTAGATGTATTCTTAGACAACGTTGTTTGTATTATGGTAGATGAAGTACACAAAGCAAAAGCAGATGTACTTAGAGATCAATTGAGTGGTATGTTTAAGCATGTTCCTATACGTTGGGGACTAACAGGAACAATACCTAAAGATGATCATGAAGCAGTTGCATGTACCTGTGCATTAGGACCTGTAATAGGTAGCCTAAGTAGTAAAGAACTACAAGACATGGGTGTGTTGGCTGACTTGGATATTAGTGTCTTACAGATGAAAGACGCTCCAGCAGGCTTCAATAGTTATGCTCAAGAATTAAAATGGCTTACAACAGACGAGACACGGCTACAGCACATCTCAAGTGTTATAGCTCAGTTATCTAAGAATGGTAACACACTTGTATTAATTGATAGAATTAGAACAGGTGAAATATTCACTGAACAAAATCCAGACTGGGTTTTTGTAAGTGGCGGAATGAAAGTGAAAGATAGGCAAACCGAGTACGATGAGATATCGGAAATGAACAACAAAGTCATTGTTGCAACATACGGTGTAGCCGCAGTAGGAATTAACATACCTAGAATATTTAATCTAGTAATGTTAGAACCAGGAAAAAGTTTTGTTCGTGTTATACAGAGTATCGGTAGAGGTATTCGTAAAGCAGAGGACAAAGATTATGTTAATGTGGTTGACATCACAAGTGATTTAAAGTATAGTAAAAGACATTTAACAAAAAGAAAAGTCTTCTATAAAGAACAAGGCTTTAGGCACACAATTACAAAGGTGGAATATAAATGAAAATATTAACAGTAGAAGACGTACCATACGAACTTGATACAGTACCTGAGCAGATTGACGATTTAAGATATTGTGCTCTCGATGCCTCAGATAAAGAATGGGTAGACTTCTTCTTTTTACCATTGATCTTTTTGGAGAGTTTTTATGCTCCTGCAATTTGTTTGCAGATAGGAGAGTATAAGGTCCAAATGCCAATGGATTGGAGCATACTATTATGCGATGAAGATATGGGAGGAGTTGAGACTATCCCATTAGCAAGTTTGAATAATAGAGGGTTTAGGGCGTTGTCAATGAATCCAATGAGTAACAGAATACCTGATAGTTTAGATGTTACAATCACAAACATTTATCAAGATGTTAAGTGGTTCTTTCCTAAACTTAAACATGGACATTTACTAGCAGTACCACTAGAAGATAAGAAAAGTCCTAAATGTGTATTCTTTGTTAAGGAACTAAACAAGGTACAAGATTTTGACATAGGAGATCTTATTTAAAACTATGAGCAATAGTATAGATTTAAAGAACCATATTAGAACAGTATCAGGATTTCCTAAAGCAGGTATTGAATTTAGAGACATAACAAGCCTAATAGAAAATCCAAAGGCATTTAACAAATCACTAATGGATTTAACTTCACTTGCAATGAGCTTTGGCGCTGATAAAATTGTTGGTATTGAAAGTAGAGGTTTTGTATTCGGGGCACCACTTGCCAGAGACTTAGAAGTGCCTTTTGTAATGGCAAGAAAGCCAGGCAAGTTACCCGGACATGTTTACACACAAAGTTATGATCTAGAATATGGTAGTGCAAGTTTAAGTATACAATGCAATACAGCAATACAAAGCACTGACAAGGTTGTAATCATAGATGATTTAATTGCTACAGGCGGAACAGCAGTAGCCTGTGCTGATATATTATACAATGCATTTGATGTTGCCAAAGAAAATATTTTAATTTTAGCACTAATAGACTTGCCCGATCTGGGTGGAAGTGCTATAATACAAGAACAAGGTTATGCTGTGAACACATTAATTGAATTTGAGGGTGAGTAATGAAAAATATTATTATAATGGCTCTAGAAGCCGAAGCACCAAACATGGCCAAGTGGGAAAATGTATTCTTTACTGGTGTGGGCAAAGTTAATGCGGCAATCACAACTGCTAAGTTATTAGAACGTTATCCAGATGTAGAAAATGTTTTTAACTTTGGAACAGCAGGTAGTATAGCACCTAACCTATCAGGTGTGCATAAGATGGGTAATTTTGTACAACGTGATATGTTGTGTTGTCCGTTTGGAATACCAGAAGGCCAAACACCATTTGAAACTTATACAAAGTTAGTATTTGATTATGAGGCATTAACATGTAGTACAGGCGATAACTTTGTTACAGATAGCAATATATCTATTCCTGCAGATGTAGTTGACATGGAAGCCTATGCAATAGCAAAAGCAGTACTAGTTGCAGATTGTGAACGAGGTGATACAGACGAAGCAGACTTTATAATTTTTCATTGCTATAAGTATATCAGTGACGAAGCAGATAAAAGTTCAAAAGATGATTGGCATAATAATGTTGCAGACGGTGAAGAACACTACATTAAGATTTACAAGGAAATAGTCGATGGCTAAAAAGGCACCAGCACTACCATTAAAAGAAGTAATGGCGGCTTTGGACAAAAAGGATAAAGGCTGGTACAACAGACTAACACCTGAAAAACGAAAAGCATTTAGCACATGGATGATGATGCGTTATGCTAGTAGTGTACAAGGTCGTAATGCGGCTAACTTTTTGTTCATGGTTAATGAGTTAGTTAACAAAGACTTTGAAGATATTTACAAGCACCCAGAACTACAATGGTTGCTAATGAGTGCATGTGGTACAGGTAAGGTTGAATTCCATCCATACATTAAGCCGCCTAATAGTAGAAAGAAAAAAGATAAAGTAAGCGAGTTTATTCTAAGCATCTATCCACATCTTAAGAGTGATGAGTTAGAACTAATGCTAAGTATAAACAGCAAAGACGATTTAAAAGAGTTTGCAAAAGCACATGGGCACGATGACAAAACAATCAAAGACATCTTCGGTAAGTGATCCACAATGCAAGTGGTGTAGTAAGACATTTAAGTCTGAAAGGACTCTTGCTGTCCATATGTGTGTTAAAAAAAGACGTTGGGCAGATAAAGAGTTAACTCATATTAGGTTAGGCTATAGAGTATTTCAGTTGTTCTATGAACTTAATACTTCTGCTACTAAAAGTAAAAGTATGGAAGACTTTATAAAGAGCCAATATTATGAAGGCTTTACTAAGTTTGGCAGAAGTTGTGTATTGAATGAATACTTACAGCCTGAAAAATTTGCAGAGTGGTTAATTAAAGAAGGTAAAAAATTAGCAGACTGGAGTAAAGATTCTGTATATGATGAATTCTTATTACAGTATGTTAAAAAGGAACCAGGGCTAAAAGCATTAGAAAGGAATGTAGTGTATTTGTCAGAATGGGGACAAGAACATAAATGTGATTGGCAAGATTATTTTAAGTTGGTCAGCACCGCAAGAGCAGTTCATGATTTGCGTAGTGCAAAAATCTCGCCTTGGTTACTCTATCTAAGTGAAACAGGCGATACATTGCTAACAAGGTTAAGCAATGAACAAATAGGAATGGTAGATCACATAATTGAAGCAAAGTTTTGGTTAAGTGTATTTGCAAAAAACCCAGAAGAAGTAGAACGTATTCAATCAACATGTAAGGAAGCAGGTATATAATGAAAGTAAAACTAATTAGTCACTCACAAGCACCAGAATACAACGAGTCAGCATTAGACTTGGTGGCATATTGTGCCAGAGTAAGTAATCCAGATAATCAAAACAACAAAGAAACAAGTGAAAAACTTGTAAAATATTTAATGAAACATAAGCACTGGTCACCTTTAGAGATGGTATCAGCATGTTTAGAAATAGAAACAACCAGAGACATAGCAAGACAACTGTTACGTCATAGATCATTTTCGTTTCAAGAGTTTAGTCAACGATATGCAGATCCAACTAAAGACTTAGAGTTTGAAATTCGTCAAGCAAGACTACAAGATCCTAAGAACAGACAGAATAGTGTACCACTAGATCCAGAAATGGACGGCCATGCTGTATTACAAGGCACTTGGAAAAACAAGCAACAACGGGTCATAGACGCCGCCTTAGACGCTTATAACTTCGCTGTAAGCAACGGTATTGCCAAAGAGCAGGCCAGAGTAGTGCTACCGGAAGGAAACACACTAAGTAGGTTGTATGTAAACGGCACATTGCGTAGTTGGATACATTATATTGAATTGCGTGGTTCAAATGGAACACAATTAGAGCATATAGAACTTGCTCATGCTGTAGCAGATGCTATTTCAAGCATATTTCCTATTGCAGAAGAGTACAAAGAAAAAAATATCTAACCAGATTTATCTCTATGTGCTACACCATTTCCATCGACTCTGTCTAATGCATTATCTTGGTGTACCATTATTGCTTCATACAAGTAGTCATAGTAGTGGTCGTTTATAACAGATCTGCTCCATACAATATCATCTACTAATAGATCTTGATGACTTATTCCTGAGGTCTTTGCACCTGTTAATACATTCACTGGATTCTGATAACATAGCTCTGGTGCTGTGAAAACTCTAAATCCGTGATTTATTAACCTAGTAATGCCTACTGGTCTAAAATGAACACAGGCTCCCCAACTTCCGCCGCCAACTACAACTGTACCACCTGGTTTTACAAGTTGACATATATCTGCCATTTGGTAATTTACATTCATTACTCTACGTGGATTACAATGATAATTCTTGTAATGCATTGGGGAAAAGTCGATGCTTTGGTCTTCGCCTGTTAACGATTTCTCATTACTTAAAGCAGGGCATACAGCTCTATAGGTGGCATTGATCAGTGTATCAAACTTAAATCGATTTAGAAAATTGTGACATGATTTTTGGTATACTCTTTGATAGTTAAGCCAGTCACTTGCTGTGTAATCCCCAAATCCATGTTCACCAATGATTGAAACGAACGATTCTGGTCCCCAAATGTCTATTAAAAGCACAGCATCTACGTGAATTGTAGGTTTTTGATTCATGCTATTACTTATCATTTTCTAAAAACGGTTGACAAACCACTATAATTTGCTATAATAGTTGCATATTAAATAAAAAGGTAGGACTTTATTATGAATATGATTCAAATCAAAAAAGCCGTTCAAAGCGGTAACTTCAGTTTAGCAGAACTTAACGAGCTTGGTGCTTACATTAATTCTGTAAAAACTTTCAATGCTAAAACTAGCATCAACGTTGGCGATAAAGTATACGTGGTCCAAAAGACTAAACGTACTTTAGGTACTGTTGAAAAAGTTAACATTAAAAAAGCCATTGTAACTTTGCCAGAAGGTCGTTACAATGTTCCTCTTTCAATGTTAGAATCTGCATAAGGAACTTAAATGAGGATATCAAAATCTGCAGGGTTAATCTGTATAGTTTTTCTCATTGGTTGCGGCGGAGGCGGAACATCACCGTCTGTTGGATTAGAACCACTTACACCGCCGCCAACACCACCAGCACCAACACCACTATTTAATGCAGAACCAATTGTATTAAATGATCCACAAACATACTACAGTACAATTTGTAGCAGTCCTGTAATTTCTTCAGTTATACCAATTGATATAAACACAGATGAATATGATGATTTTGTAATTCATTATTGGTGTGACCAAGAAGAATTTGGTAATTCTGTTAGGGGAGAAACTGCAAATATTATTGTGGCATTTATAAGTGATGGATTTGGTGGATACAATGTAGACAACTATAATGTATTTGGCGAAAGTTATCCTAGTCTAGGTGGCGCAAGTAGAAAGTTTAAAGTGTTTGACATCAATGGCGACGGCAAACAAGATATTGCGTATGCTATGAATAACGAAGATGGCCGTAGTGCATATTCATGGGAAGATCAACTAAGCAACGGCACCCAGCCAACTGTATTATTAAGTACTGAAACAGGATTTACTGTTGAGCGTATGGGAGAAGAAGACTGGGGACATGCTGTTAGCATTACAGAAACAGGTGATGTTGTGTTTGCAGGATTTAATTACGGTACACAGGCATATAGATTACAAGGAGAAGAATGGGTTGATGTAACATCAGACTACCCCACAGTTAGTCCTTCGGCACATTTGATAAAAAATGATACTATAGCAAATGCTGAAAGGCGATCAGACAGTTTTGGATTCTACTTAACCAAAGTTACCAATGGCATTTGGGAAAGATTTGCAGAATATATGTTTACAAAAGACTTTGATATACAATGGGAGACCTGGAATAACAGCGGCACAGGTAACTACGACACATATCCTGTATCAACATTCTATGGTAAAAAGTATATAGGAGGCATGTTTGATACAATGTGCGAATTTGATGGTATGTTAATTGCAAAATTAAATGCCGCTACTCTCAAAGATGGCTCAGAACCCATTGAGGGACAATATTATCAAGAGACAGATACATACCCTGTAAACATGTTGATGTTTTTTGCACTGGTTGATGAAGAAATTGTATTGCAAGATAGCCCTATTACGAATGAGGATATAAATGTAAATTACAATAACTGGACTTGCAATGATATAAACAGTGATCAA